CCTCCTCTTTGAACCATTTGAGCTTGTGGTCGCCGCCGTTTAAAAACGCCTTAATCGAATGCTCCTGAGTGGCCACTTCCTGTTTGTCTGTCGACACGCGCATGTACGCCGCATAATTGCCGCCGTGTTCTGCGCCATGGTCTTCTCTAGTATTTATAAGCATTAGGATTCCATCACTTTCTTAACATGCAAGATTAAGGCGTCTATATCATCGTAATGCCATTCCTCAGTGTACTCACCGTCTTCATCACGCTCACCAAACATAAATTGTTTCATTTTCCCCTCTAAGCGCTGTTCTGGGAACTCAGTATTAGTTAAGTCTTTGTAATCAACCCAGATAACCAATTGGAATCCATGGTCCAGTTCCAATAGAATGCAAGGCATGGCGTCATTGTGCCAAGAATGGTCCTTAAAACCATAAGAGCTTATAGCTGCAAGTATTGTGTCAAATGCTGGCCCGTTATCAAAACTGGCAAATTCATTTAAGTACGCTTTCATTTTCCCTATTCCTTTCACTAGTTGTTCACCTATTCAACAGCGATAGCACTGTGCTAGCTGTTGTGCAAGTACCAGATGTAACAATTATGGAACGGATCTATGAGCAACACAAAAGCAGTGATATTCATGCGAACCCACCCCGAGGTGAAAGATGCCGTCGAGGCCAAAGCAAAAGCCGCGCAAATGTCCACAAATTTGTGGCTGGAAGAGCTGCTGTGCCGCGAATTGAACCTCAACCTGGAGCATCAACTTAAAGTTATGACCAGAGCGGCGGGTCAAGTGGCGTGAAGTTTCGCAAGTACAACGCCAAAAAAGTAGAGTTAGACGGCGTGATATTCGACAGCCAGTCCGAGGCCAAACACTACTGGCACACCCTCAAGCCGCGTGCAGAGGCCGGCGAAATAACAAATCTACTAATGCAGCCAGTCTACCGGTGCGAGATAAATGGGAAATTAATATGCAAGTACATCGCGGATTTTCAATACTTCGAATGGAAGATAGAAGATACGGAAGGTCACCTCGGCTACAAAGTAGTGGAGGATGTGAAGGGGTTCAAAACACCGATCTACAACTTAAAGAAGAAACTGGTGCAAGCGCTCTACCCAGGGACATCAATTTGCGAGATATCACCGTCGCTGTATCGCTCAATGAAGTGGTCCTTGCCGTCGCACGCCGTGGCAATATAAGCAGCGTCGATTTGATATCTGCGTGCCGTGAGCAAGATTTAACCGTCTGGCGTTTCGTTCTCTACGGCCTGTGCCGCGAACTGACCTATGCAAGCTATGGCAAGATAGCGCGCATCTTGGGCAACCGCCATCACACTACAATACTCAAAGGTCTGGAACGTCTTAAAGAGTTGCGCGCAAAAGACCCCGCGATTGATGCCGCATACACGACGCTGTTTGCAGAACTGTCTCGGGGCTGATTTCTTTATGGCCAAAGCGTACAAACACCAGACTACACGTTATGTTGCAGATCGTAACCCCGATTGGCGTAGCAAGCTGGCCCAAGGCGAGATGTTTGAGGCTCGGGTGCGCAATTGGCTGACTGAGCAAGGTCACGAATGTTGGAAGCCAAAGGAAACTTACTATGATCTGCGCATCAATATCGAAGTCCCGCTGTACGGAGCCCTGCCCCTTACCGGCGAATGCAAATACGATGCATCAGCGGCCAGCACGCACAATCTATGCTTGCAAGTCTTCGATGGCGGCAAGCCATCCGGCATCCATCCAGAAGGTCCAAACCCACATCTATGGTTTCACGGCGTCGGTGATGAGTGTTGGATCATCCGCACTAAGATCCTTCAGTCGGTCGTCGAGACCTACGCGCAGTCCTGGGGCGGCAAGATCGTCGAGATGGGCAACACGTCCGAGAAAGCCAAAGGCATCCTGATGCCAATCACAGCAGCCAAGAAGGCCATAGGCGGACAGTGGGTGACGTTATGAGGCATGTTGACCTGTGCAGCGGGATTGGCGGATTTGCCCTCGGCTTCGAATGGGCCAAACTAAGTAAGCCTGTTTTGTTCTGCGATATTGAGCCGTGGAGCCGTCAAGTGTTAGCCAAGCATTGGCCTGACGTGCCGATATCTAAGGATGTAAAGGAACTCGCCAATGACCCAGATAGAAATGTTCCCGACTGCGATATCCTTACCGCCGGTTATCCCTGTCAGCCGTTCAGTCTCGCCGGTAAGCGCGGCGGAGAGGAAGATCCTCGCCACATCTGGCCGTACATCTTACAGATTGTTGCATCCAAAAGACCCTCTTGGTGCGTTTTCGAGAATGTTTATGGTCACCTCACATTGGGCCTCGACCAAGTGTTGCTTGACTTGGAAGCCGAAGGCTACGCCACACAGTCGTTTATTGTTCCAGCTTGCAGTGTCGATGCGCCCCATAAGCGAGATAGGATCTGGATCATCGCCAAAAATGTGGCCGACACCAACAGCACAAGACGCGAAGAACAACGGTGGCCCCAGCCAGCACAACCGGAACACCAAGCCCCTCAATGCGGAGGTGGGTGGCTCACTGAACCCGCAGTGGGTCGAGTGGCTAATGGGATACCCAAGCGGGTGGACCGACTGAAGGGACTAGGCAACGCAATCGTCCCCCAGATTGCTCAACGCATCGGCGAAACAATCAAACGAGCTGACCTCCAATGACAGATACAAACACCAAGCAATGCCCGAATTGCGACGGGGAAGGTGAAGCCTTCTACGAGTTCCCCGACTTCGAGGAGCGAAAGGCACAGTGCGAAGAGTGTAACGGATCAGGCAGAGTAGATGACGACCGCGAAGAGGACGAAATAGACTTCTAATGGAAAAGTCTAAGCTCACACCAGATCCGATCAGGGATGCACCCGACGGCCACGGCGAAGGCCAATCACCAGGTGCAGTCTCAATCATGCCAGGTAGAGCCACCAGAGACTTGCGCTTCGTACAGTATCCAATGTCGTTCTTTATCCTGTCTTATGGATGCTCACACGCATCAGCATACACCGCCTGCTTCTGGGTCAATCAAGCCACAATTGCGCGTACTCTTAACATCTCACAGCAAGCAGTGTCACAGCACTTCAACAAGCTCATTGCGTGGGGCTATCTAGAGAAGCTGCGCAAGGAAGCACCCGCCAGACCCTACGGCAAGAAGGGCGCAATCTGGAGGGTCATATACGATCCAAGGATGACATGGGAACAAGTACTGGCCAACGCTCCAGAGGTAGAGAAGACAGTAGAAGAGCTGGCAAAGATAGCCACAGCAAGCATCGATCTGGCAGACAGAGGACCCAAAGGACACCTGACTAAGGCACGCAAGAAGCCTCAACAGCCTGTGGATAAGTCTAAAGCTACACAAGCCACAGCTTGTAAGCCTGCTAGCAAGAGTGATGACGAATACAAGCCCCAGCTTGTGCAGACTAACAAGGTGCAGCTTGTACATAACTACTACAATGAACTAGATAATAAGAAGACTATAGATGAAGGTATCTGTAGAAGAATGTGCGCAAGTTACACACGCGTGGTGCAGGAGACATACGGAAGGTCGTGGGTATACGATGACCGTCAGATGTCACTGGCCGCTGACCTGATCCGCATGGGCTACACTGTCGATACGTTCACCACTGATGCGCGAGGCGTGGTGCGTTGGCTTGCGAAGAAGAACAAGCAGGCACCTCAATCATTGCAGTACTTCATCACTCGTAAGACCAACGACAGTAAGCCTAAGGACGCTGCAAGCATAGTCAAACACTTGGGCTCGAAGATGAGGATGACATGATTGTGCAAAGATCAGACGGTCCATTGGTGTTTGTCCGCCAGTGGATTATTGATAGGGCGAAGGCACGCATAAAATCTGTGCGTAAAAGGCGACCCTTGCCCCCCCGCCCCCTGCCACGTGTAGTGGGGGGTCACATAAAAGTATTTTCCAGAAAAACATTGAAAGGAATTTTGGGATGAAGAAGCGATACAATGTGGTGCAGGCGAAGTCTGTTCCAAACCAAGAGAAGGCCATTTGGCTAAAGCACGGTGCTGCCTTTGAGACTGATGGCAAGATCAGCATTAAGTTAGAGAGTTTGCCTATACCCAATGCGGAGGGTGATATTTGGCTGAAGCTGTTTGAGGCGGATGACAAGCCGTCTGGATCTGGTGCGGCGGCTAATTACCTGGCGGACAATGCTGGTGGTGGTGGTCAGGCTCCTTGGGGTGACCAGGGTGCCAAGCCTCTTGATGCGGCGCCGGCGGCTGCGGGAGGTTTAGGTGATGACGAAATCCCGTTCTAGTGACAAACCGGCTGGTCCTAAGAAGGCTGGTCAACAGAGCGTCCCCAAGGTGGGGCGCTTTGCCATGGGCGATGTGCAGAAACGTGTGCGTGGTTCTCGGCTTATTTATGACAACCGCGATGACTTGGCGGCGGAGTTGCTCAACTTGGGGTCCAGCAAGATTACGGACATCGTGGATATTTTTGAGGATGACGCTGGCCGGCAAAGTGTGCGCTTAAAGCCTGTGGGCGATATCAGTGATGCAGCTTTGAGGGCCATCAAGAAGATCAAGGTCACGCCTGGTAGAGATGGGGACATGGTTGAGGTGGAGTTAATCGACAAGGTGCGTGTGCTTCAGATGCTGGCAAAGGCCGGTGGTCTGTTGGAAGCGGAAAAAGAGGTGGACAAGCCGTCGGTTGTTTCGATTGAGATGGTGATGCCCAAGAGTGATGCGGATGGCTGATTACACCCGCCACTACGACGAATACATTGAGTGTGAACTGTGTGGTCAGCAAACAAAGGGGCGCGTGTACGATGATGTTCGCTCCAAGGTTGTCTGTGGTTCGTGCCACGGCGAGTTGTTGGAGAGCGTGGTTAGAATGGCGGTAGCGCCCTGGGAGAAACTAAATTATGAGTGAGCAAGCAACACCGGCGGGTTTGAAGTTAGACTTCTCCACGTCACCGACTGTGGCTAAGTTTTTTAACTCGGATGCATTTGTGCGTGGATTGCTTGGGCCGGTTGGTTCTGGCAAGAGTTATGCCTGCTGTGCCGAGATATTTCGTCGCGCTGTTATGCAAAAGCCCTCTCCCAGGGATGGGATTAAGT